AACCACCACCTCTACTATCTTTTCTATCTTCTAATCTTATCTTTCTAATCTTTGGCATAATCTAATATTCATCTTCAAACCTATCAGTAGTTTCGCCATATTGATTTTCAATATCAATACTTGTAATTATAACATCTACTTTATTTAGGTTCTTTTTATTTATATAACAAATTCTATCTATTAATTCTTGGTCTTTCTCTATTTCTTTGATGTTAGATGTAAGAACAAATGTATCTAGTATTCCTGTAACTGATTTCCTAGTTACAACTTTTTTGTTCTTTATCTCGTAAGATACAAATACTCTAAAGATTGGTTTTTTCATTTTTAATTTTATCTAACTCAAACTCTAAGTGGTTAATAGCCTTCTGTATGCAATCAACACTTGTTTTGTGCTTGCGACTTGCTCTCAAGAGATATGTAGTGGCAGTACCGATATTATAGGATAA